ACCCAGCCACTATAAATTGCCTAGCTGTTGCAACACTTGCACGTAAAGCAACATAAGCTGTCAATTGTTCAGCACTTAAATTACTGTCACCAGCAAAAATCCAATCGGTGTTATACATGATTTCATTAAAAATATTAGTAATATTTCTAATTTGACCACTAACTTGCTCTTCCATTTGTTTGACTTGAATAGGGAATACTTCACGAGTAGCTATTACTTCTTCATCAGTAATCTCATAAGTGTACCCACCTAAAGACTCAGTCCATACATCATATTCAGGCTCAACATAAGAGTATGGCAGGAAACCATATTGTTTATATTTTTCAGGATTTTTGATAGTATTAAAGCCACTAACGTTTTTAAAGCTAGACGGGACTTTCCCCGTTAGCGTAACTTTTCCATTTTCGACTAATGCATATTCACTCATATTTGTCTCCTTATGCGAATGCCGCGCCAGCTTGTACGCCATACCAAGTGGTGCCGCCATTAACTGTAAATAATGTTAACACATCAACTCCGGAAGCAGTCCAAGTTGGTTGAACGCCTCCAGACCATTCAACAGATGCTGGCCAAGTTATTGCAAATGCACCACCATTTGTTAATACAATTGAAATACTTGAACATTGACCTGAAGCAGCCGGATTAGACAAGGTAACAGTGGTAATCTCGCTAACGGTAGCACTAAATACGTTACCATCTACTAAATCAAATGTAACCGCCGCACCAGTATTGCCTTTAACACTAACTGTTTCGCTGTAATTCTTCATTTGCGCTTCTTGAAGAATATTAAAGTTAAAGTCATTAGTGGCGTTTAACACCGCTGCAGTAGCGGTGGTAACCAGAGTGCCAGTGGTTGGCAGTGTTACGTTAGTAGCGCCAGTAGTAGTCAGTGTTAGCGAGTTAGCACCAGAAGTTACCAAGTTGCCGGCTAATGTAATAGTGCTTGCACCATTGTTGACACCCGTGCCGCCATAAATAGCACCAAGCACCGTACCATTCCAGGTACCAGTGGTTACTGTGCCTAAAGTGGTTATTGAAGCTTGCCCAACGTACGCTGCAGAGATATCAATAACTGGAGTTGCGCCACCAGTTGAGCTGATGCGATTGGTTGTGCCAGTAACGCTGGTTACCGTGCCAGCTGCCACTGTTTGCCAAGTTGGCAATACACCCGCACCATTACTAGTTAACACCTGTCCCGAAGCCCCTAAGCCACTTACGTTTTGGAAAGCCCCGGTAGATGTGGTGCCAGCACAGATTAGCGAGAAAGCAGTAAAGGTTGTATTACCAGTACCACCGTATACCACATTAACTGCCGTACCATTCCAGGTACCAGTAGTGATGGTACCTAAAGTTGTTAATGATGATTGCCCAACATATGTTGCTGCAATATCAACAACTGGAGTGGTAGAGGCGCCACTAATACCTACTCGGTCCGTAGTTCCGGTAACAGAGATTACAACTCCACCAGTAGTTGCTAAAGTACCGCTAGTTGGCAACGTTAAATTAGTTGCGCCAGTAGTGTTAAAGGTTATTGAGTTTGCGCCGGTAGTGATAAATGCACCACCAGTGCTAACATTACCACCTAAAGTGATAGTATTTGCGCCATTATTTACGCCAGTACCACCATGAGTTGAACCTATAAGAGTGCCATTCCAAGTGCCAGTTGTTACTGTGCCTAATGTAGTTATAGATGCCTGCCCGACATAAGCGGCAGAGATATCAATAGTAGGAGTTGAGCCGCCAGTAGAGGTGATTCTATTAGTTGTGCCATTAACCGCAGTAACTGTGCCAGCTGCAGAATTCTGCCAGGTAGGTAATACGCCAGCGCCATTGCTAGTTAGCAATTGCCCTGATGAACCTAAGCCAGCAACTGATTGCAATGCGCCGGTTGAAGTGGTGCCACCACAAAGAACTGCGTATGCCGTAGCAGAGGCTAAACCAGTTCCCCCGTATTCTACGCTGATTACTGTTCCCTGCCAAGTGCCAGTACTGATAGTACCTAAATATATAATGGTTGATTGCCCAGTATATGCTGTCCCTATATTTATAATTGGATTTGTTGCAGGGCCGCCAACACTTATGCGACCAGGTGTACCAGTTATGCTAGTAACGCTGCTGCCTACAATTGCTAAAGTACCAGAAGTTGGCAAGGTTACGTTAGTAGCGCCAGTAGTAGTAAGCGTCAATGAATTGGCGCCTGACGTTACCAAGTTGCCGGCTAATGTAATAGTGCTTGCACCATTGTTGACACCCGTGCCGCCAAAGGAAGATGCAACTAATGTGCCTCTCCATATGCCAGTAGTTACTGTGCCTAAAGTGATAATGCTGCTTTGACCCTCATACGTTGCTGCAATATCGATTACCGGAGTGTTGCCGCCAGTAGAGGTGATTCTATTAGTTGTGCCACTTACTGAAGAAACTGCAGATAGCTGCCAAGTAGGCAGTGTGGCAGGACCATTGCTGGTTAACACTCTACCAGCAACGCCAAGGCCGCCTGGTACGTTTTGGAAAGGTCCAGTTGGAGTTGTACCAGCACAAATTACCGAGTAGCTATTAAATGTAGTGGCGCCAGTGCCGCCATTAGCAACAGGTATTACGCTTGAAGTGCTGAACAATGTGCCAGTAGTTGGTAATGTAACGTTGGTTGCGCCGGTAGTGGTTAGCGTTAGCGAGTTAGCGCCAGAAGTGATAAACGCGCCAGCAGTAGTTACGTTGCCAGCCAATGTAATAGTGCTTGCACCATTGTTAACGCCTGTTCCGCCATAAGTTGCGCCAACTAATGTGCCGTTCCACACTCCGGTTGTAACGGTTCCCAGGGTAGTTATTGAAGCTTGGCCTACATAAGCGGCAGAGATATCAATAACTGGAGTTGCGCCACCGGTTGAGCTGATGCGATTGGTTGTGCCAGTAACGCTGGTTACTGGCGCAGTACCGCTTGAAGCTGCAGTCAATCTGCCATAAGCATCAACGGTTAATGATGCGTTAGTGTAAGAGTTAGCTGTTACCGCAGTAGTGGTTAGACCAACGGTTACCGCTGAAGGCGTGCCGCCAATTGCAATTCCGCCGGCACCAGCTGTAACAGTTTGCACTCCGGTAGAGCCTGCTGAAAATTGGGAAAACGTAATCGCACTTGTGCCCATAGTAGCAACGGTAGCTACTTGTAACCAGCCTAAATTAGCTAGGGTGTCGCCAAAAGTTGTAATAACGAAATCACCAGGCACGATTTCAGCAATTACATCGTAATCGGTTGCTCGAGTTAGCACCCAATTAGTTGCGCCGCTACCTACAGTTGTTACGGTGTAAATACCATTCTCAAAGTCTGAAGCTTGGTTTTTAACTAGTATTCTATTGCCAGCAACAGTTAACACGTTATCAACTGTTAATGCTGCTAGAGCCCCGCTGTTGGTTAATGTTGCGCCAACACCAGAAGCGCCATTAGCATAAGTGGCTGTTAGTGCGCCGGTAGTTCCTAAATCACATGCATTTTTAAAGGTAATGCCGCATGCTAGTGAATCCACGTATTGTTTAGTTGCCGCTTGCAACGCGCTAACTGGATTAGCACTTAATGTAACAGTTCCTGGGAAGACTGTAGTAGCGGATAAACTTAGCACTGGATCAGCAGCTGTGCCGCCAACAGTAACTTGATTAACTGTGCCAGTAACGCTCTGCACGCCTCCGCCAACACCATTAGCTGCATTAGATATGCGGCCAAGAGCATCAACAGTAACAGTAGGGTTGCTGTATACGCCAGCTGCCACACCAGTAGCAACTAAACCTAGAATTGGGTTTGCGCCTAGTGTTGAACTGATTTGGCCAGCAGCTCCATTAACAGTAGATACTCCGCCACTAGAAAGGGTTTGCTCTAACGACCATTCGCCGTTAGTGGAGGAGATTTGTAGCACTACTGAGCCATAATCGGATGTTGCTACTAATGCAGCTAATTTGACAGAAAACTCCCCTGGATTTTGCTCAACTAAAGCAGTTAAATATCCCGGCACCGTTATTGTCGCCAACGTGTCATTCGTATTAATGTAAACAAAGGTTGGCTGCACACCAGCAAGCCCAGTTACGCCAACTTCATAATCTATAATCATAGGGTTCCCCTAGGGTAGTTATTCTGGAAAAGTGTAAAATGCGACGGATACATGCGCGCTTGCATCAGCACTAATTACATGAACAACATCGCCAGCAGCTAAATATTTAGCAGAAGGATTAAGTTCGCTAGTAGATGCAGCAAATGCGGCACCTGCTGGCACTGCTGCAGTTTCATTCACTGCAACCCAAACTGAAGTGCCTGGTTTATAAGAAAACACCGCAATGTATTTATCTTTAATTGCACCTAATGTGCCCATGCCGCCTGCTCCTGGTGTAGCAACAGTTGCTTCAGTTGCTGCCGCAAGTGTAACGGTGCTAATAGTGTTGCAAAAAGGTAGGCCAAAACCATTAACACCTTTAGAGTAAGTAGAAATATTGTATTGAGTGGACATGAAAACTCCTGTTAATTAAAGAACGCCTAAGCGGGCGTCAGCGGTGTAATGGTAAGTAATGTATGGCGGAGAACTTGCAAGTCCTGTCAAACCCATCCCAAAAATGTTTACTCCGCGTATAGCATTTGCTGTAGAGCTTGAGCCAAATGCGCCAGTGGGAGTGGTGAGAGGAGCGTCATCGCTTAGTGGGAAGCTATCGCTACTCACATAATTGTAGCTAACCCGTGCTGCTGTTCCGGTTACCGGTGAGTAAAAGCTTAAAGTAGGAATTACTCTTAAAGTGTTTTTAAAGGCAATTTCAAAAGCAGCTGCACGACCATTGTAAAATTTATTAAGCTCTGTATCATAAGACACCCAACCTTGGATGCTGGCTTTCATGCCAACATATGTAGCGGCAGTGCCTGGTAGCACGCCAGCATCGTAGGTTTTTTGGTAATAACGCTGACAATCTGCAAGAACTTCTTGTGTAGTTTGTGGCATTGGATCTGTACCAAAAGTTCCTCTTACTAGTGAAATAGATTGGAATTCAACCACCCCGCCAACCTCTATCGGTGCACTACTAACTACCATTGCAAAATAAGTGGCAACAGTTGCTGGCGCTGGAGCTCCAGTAGGGACCCAATAGTTAAAGCTAATGCTACGCAAAGAATCTTGGGTGCCGGTTGGGAACAGTGCCTGCATCGGGGCGTTAGAATTAGCGGCAACTTCATTCCAAGTGCCATTAAAAGATGTTGGTTGGCCATTGGCGCCTAGTGAACTAATTATTGATTGCCCAGCGTTGATGTCTGGCAAGTTAGCATCCGTGGTATACCAAAGTGAAACTCTTAGATTTAAACCTGCTGCCATAGAAACACCAGCCACTATCGAAGCTGATAATGGAGCATGTAAAAGTAATTGTGCTTCTTGAGTATCAAGATACTGTATTAAAGCAAATTGCGCTGGAGAGCCAGCAACGCACTCTAAACGATATGAGCCGGTCGTAGTCGTAGCTACGTTAAATGCACTTGCGGCGTTTTGATATAGTATCGTTTGATCCCAAGTATATTTAGATGAATTAGCGCCACCAGAAGCTGCTTGTATTCTGCCGCCAAATTGCGCTGGATTTAAAGCAAAATCCCAGCCCACTAAGTAACTCTTAAGCGCTCTAGCTAATAAATTTGCTTTATAAACATGAAATAAATGATCTATTTGACGATTACCACTTTCTTGAATAAAAGGAATAACTTCGCCAGCACCACCAGTGCTAACCACTTGCACACTGCTTAATCTGCTTATATTAGTCGGTGATAAAACAATCTCAATACTAACATAACCGGTGTCACCAGTATTTACGCTAGTAGATAAAGGTATTACCACTGAATTAGTAAAGTAGTTAAAATTAGCTGTAGCATTATTTGCTGCCAACAGTGTAGTAGCGGCACCGTTTGATGGACGATAATTAACCGTTACACCAGTATTGGCACCAAGTAATAAACCTGCTGAAACATACCCAGCATCATCACTTGCTGTTGCCCAAATAGCCGGGGTGTTTCTTAGTCTTTGTATCAATATAACTGAGCTTAAGTTGACCCCAGGAGTTATTTGCAAATAAAATGGTGGGTTAGTTGGGCTGTGTGAGCCGCCCGCAACTGGTACTAATGTAGCAGTTATATCACCTGAGTCTATATGCTGATAGAACAAAGTCCAGTCCGGGGCAATCTCAATAAATCCTGAGCTTGCACCTATAAAACTCACGGTTATAAAGTTAGCGTTGTCGTAATTAAACGCAATAAACTGTGGATTAGATATTTGGTTAGTTTGCACGCCATTATCATTTAACGGGTCTTCAGAGCCTGCTAAACTTGGCCACGCTTGACGCGTAAATTGCTCAACTCCAGTCGCACTTTCCACCACGATATAATATAAGTCCAAGTTATCATCAGCATCATATGGGAAATAATATAAAGGCACATTATTGCCTGTCAAATCATCTATCGTGCCTGCGCCAGACAGGGTGATTGGATTAGGCAATGCAGTGTATTCATAAGCGCCCAAATTATTTGGACCAGTTAAAGTGTACACAAGCTTGGGTACTAAACGCTGAACATCACGATAAAAGTAAATCTTTCCGCCTGCAAGAGGAGCGCCGCTATCTTTATCGACAAAATATGGAGACAAGTCTGTCCCGGCCATATATCGTTCATCTAAGCCTGGAATAACTGCCATTATTTATCTCTCCTCTTATCATTAACAACTGTGCTTACAACTTTAGCTGCCACAGGCTGAGCTTTAGAAGCTTGCGCTCCATTTTTTGCTTTATTTAAAATCTCACTAATAACTGCATTTCTAAACTCTTCGTTAGTTAGATTATTAGTCATTCCTCTATTTCTAGCTGCAGTGGCACCCAAAGTAACGGCCGAACCAACTGGGCCAAGCAACGAGCCAGACACCGAGCCAGCAACCAAATCTTTAACCCGGCTTAAATCGCCTTGCAATCTACCACCAGTCTTAGGGTTAAACATTCTATTTAACGCTTCAGAGTTCATGCCGATTAACTTTTGCACATCTCTAAGCTCATCGCGTACCGCTTTATCTGGGAACAAAGCTTTAAACTGACGGTTACCTAATGCATCAAGCAAAGAATTTAACTTCTTAACTTGCAGGTCGCCTTCACGATTAAGTGCTGGTTGCAGGTAAGTGTAGCCCAGGATATTCTTTTGTTCTTCAGGTAATAAGTTTTGAATCTTAGTTATGCGTTGATACTTATCATGCGCTTTAGATGGTTTAATTATTTCTCTAACAATGCTTTCAGCGCTTTTGTTTTCACCAAGCAGCTTATAAACATCTTTATCTAAGAAGCTGGCAAAGTTTTTCTTATAGTTTGCATCAGCTGCTGATAATGCTTGCTGAAGTTCAGTTGAGCCACGGGTAGCAACCTCTTGCTTGATATCATCTTTAAGTGCATTACCAAGCTTAATGTATAAGTCGCCAGTAAATCTATCGCTGGTAGCTGATGAATTAAGTGATTTACGGCCTTCAGAGTTTAATTTATTAGCTAAAATTTGCGCTTCTTTAAGTGTGACTGGCGATGATGCTTTAGCCCCTTGATCTAAATTAGTTACTCTATTTAGAATGCGTTTAAATTGAGGGTCGGACTTTGCTAAGAACCCTTCTTTTAATGCGTCAGCGGTGTCGCTAGCTAGGCCGGAAAACTTTGGCAAATCTAAATTAAAACTTTCTTTGCTAGCAAGGTTAGAGACATTCTCATATAAAGTGTTTTTGGCTTTAGTTTGTTTCTTAAAAGCTTCTTGTACTAAGTCTTTAGTTAATTGATTAGTATCAGAGCCAAGATTTTCACCGCCAATCTTATTAAATACATTATTAACCTTGCCAGTAACCTCTGCTTCAATTTGTCCAAGCTTATTAGCTCCTCCGGAACCAATTCCTGGCACCAATTTGTTTTCAAATTTATTACTTAATTCAGATGAGCCAAGTATTCTACCCAAAGGAGTTTGTGTACCTTTAGCAGCCTGCTGGTTAGCTAGCAATTGTTCTATAGGCAATTCATTACCATACTTTTGCGCTAATCCGCCGGCTGATGGGTAAAGATTATTTTTTAAACCTTTAGCAAGCTGGCCAAGGCCGCTAAACTTAGCAAGCTGGCCAAGGCCGCCAAGTGCTGCACTACCAGCACCGCCAGCCAATGCACTCTTAAGTGTATTGCCAGCTCGGCTTTCGCCTTTGTTTACATACTGTGAAGCACCAAATAAGCCAGCTTCTGTGCCAGCAGCTAATGCATTTCCAAGTATGGGCCCAAAGCTAGGGATAGCTTGTGAAGCCACTGAGCCGCCAGCCAAAGCTGTAGGCAAAGTAGACCCAATGCCGCCAGCGACATTGCCCAGCAAAGAAGAAATCGGATCTCTTTTGTAAGATTGAGCATAATCTGCCTCTCTTTCAGCAGCTATATCTTTCAGAGCTGGATTGTTTGGCATTAAAGCCTGCATTAATCCTTGGGTTGTGCGTTCAACCCCGGTTCTAAACCCTGTAGTTGCGGGACCTTTGTTGAAAGAATCTATTGCTCGGATCCAAGCTGGCATACTAGATGGGTTTGGACTTGGGGGTGGAGTAGGAGCTGGTGCAAATCCGCCAGGTTCTTGCACTAATTCCCAAGAAGAATAGTCTGGCGCATCATTATCCTCAACTACTTCCCAATCAGAATAGTCTTTTTTCATTTACGCTTTCCACCTTCGTATACGTCACGAGGGATAGTGATTGTTTCACCAGTTTTAGGGTTTCGTATGGTAACCATTTCGCCCATAGCTTCTTTTGGCTCCAAAGGAGATATATTATCGCCACGTAATTTAGCGAAACGTGCATTAGCTGCTTGGATTAGTGTCTCATCTATATAGCTCTGTGTTTTAACAAAAACTTCTGACGAAACTAATGGTCTAAACACTCTAAACTCATTCATAGATGTTGCTTTTAAGTCCTTTAAAGCCTCAGAAGCACTGCTTGATCCTGCCAGCCTTGCACGAATTGCAGCTTGCTCAGATGCTAGCGCTCTTGAGGCTAAAAACCTTGCTTGCTTATCTACACTGGCTTTATCTTTCTTAAAACTATCGATTATTTGCGCAGGTGAAAAACCTTCAAAGGTTCGCGCATATGGCCCTAAGCCTTCACTAATAAACTTCGATAGCACTATATCTTCAGCCAATGTGGCCTCAGCTTGTCGCAAGCTAGATATAGTTGAATTAGTTGCTGCATATTTTCTTTCTGCATTCCTAGCCTGCTCTGGGGTTTTACCAACCATTGCTGCAAGCTCTTCTTGGCTGCCACCATTCATATAATGTTGCGCTAACTGAGCATCGGTTAATTGTGGCGCTATGTCTCTGCCAACAGCAAGGGTGTTTTCCTGTGCTGGCTTACCAAGACTACCCCATGGGCGCGTTTGCTGTAAGAAAGAACGGTTATCAATATTGCTTTGGGTGTTAGCTTGATTGAGCTGGTATTGGCGCATGGCATTTTGCACCGCAGGATGTTCGTCACCAAATTGTCTTCTAAGAAGCTCTATGCTTAATGCTTCTTGTGCTGGACCGGTTAAGTGGCCAAATTGCGACTGACGCTGCATGTTGGCAATATTAGCTTCTGCCATTGGTTCGGCATATTTTAACTGGGTTTTTTGCAATGCATTAGATAATTCATTGCCTTCCATCTGCTGTGCGATTTGCTGTGGTGCGGTTGATGCATTTTGCCCTTTAAGGAACTGCGATAACATATCAATCGTTCCTAGGCCGGCAAAGTTAGGTAAGTTTAAGGCCATTATTTAAACCCTCCGTAACCGCCACCAAGACCGCCAGCTAAACCGCCAAAGATTTTAGATAAGCCGCCGCCTGGACCGCCAAAGCTGCCAGCGCCGCCAAGTTGGCCTGAGCCAAGCAATCCAATGCCTTGATTAAGCATTCCGCTTAACCCGCCCATCATGCCGGCTTTGTTTTGATTCTTTTGTTGGTTTTGTTGGAAAGATAAACCAGCTTGCGCGCCTAATGAGTTACCAAGGTAATCAGCTAAGCTGCTAGATGCGTTATACCCCATGTCGCCTACATGCTGTTGCCCAGCCATACCTTGCCCTTGGACGCCAAAGATGTTTTGTAGGTATTGCTGCATATCTTGCCCTAACAAGCCATTCGCCATCTCAGATTGTTGCATTTGGTCATATTCGGTGCCAGAAAAGCCGCCAGATGCTGCGCTATTGCGGGCTGCATTTAACGTGTTTTTCTTTTTAAAGTTGTAACCTTCGGATGGCTTATAAGAAGACATGATTTGTTCAACAAATGAAGCTGGATTTTGCAGCATTTTTCCATAGGCATCTGATGCCATGTCTTGTGCTTGCGCTCCACGTTGAATAAATGGATCATAATGTTGTTTGCCAATACCTGGTATTTGTTGCAATAGGTTAGCGGTTTGATCATCACTGCCATTGTTTGAAAGCATTTGCCCTAACAAACCAACACCAGCGGATATTAGTGGTCCCCACATATTTCATTCTCCTTTCGCAGCCATACTGCTGCATTAATTATAACAGCTTTTATGGATAAGCTGTGGTTGTAAATTTAACTAAAGCGTCAGATATTTTACCCACATAACATGGGGGTGTGGCATTGGTTACAAACCATAAAGACCCATTAGGCATTAAGCTTGCCAAAGTACTGGTTACTTGGGTGTTTTCATCATAAACCGGGGTAATTGTTAACTGCTCATGGGTAATTTGTGGCACTGTCCAGCCATTATTGCTCAAAGCATTGCGTAAAGTTTGATTAAGTTCTTGCTGATAAATGTTTTGCACATTTTCGTCAGTTATTTCTAAATAAGTTGGCAAATCCATTAATACACCTCTACAAAGCCGTCGGTAACTACAAAACTTCCTAACCCTAAGAAAGATAGCTTGATAGTTAAATCATTACAGACGCCCATATTATTATAGTTAATAATATTTTGCCGCTTACCAATAGGATTAAGGGTCCGGGTAACATTGCTGCTCCAAGTAATGCCTGAATCTTTAGATATTGCCACATCAACTCGTGGGCAATAATTAATTGGCGGTTGTGCTAATGAAATTCCAGTTACCAATGGATCATCACCTTGCGCCATCGTAAAGGTAAAGGTATTAGCTACAAACCTACTAGAATCAGGTCTGCGTATGCTTTCCGTGATTCTAACGCGTGGAATCATATGCACCAGCTCTGGATCAAAGTCTGCAACTTTAGGTGTAAGATTTTCATTATACACTGTGATGTCAGTGCCACATTCATAAATGCAAGAGTTCTTCAGTGAAGCAAACAGTAGCTTGTTATTGAAATATACAATTGCCCGCGCAGGATGGAAGTCATTATTATAATCTGAAAGATTAAAGAATCTTTGCGTATTAAAATCATAAGCCAGCGTTAAATTGTCCTCCATATCAAAAAAGGTTAATTGATAAAACAAATGACCGTCTTGACGATAAAACAATGCTGTTGATTTGGCAGGATTGGTAATAGTTGATAGCAAGTAATCAATGCCATCAGTGGAAATCCTAGCAACACCTTCGCCAGAATAAACCATAATGCATGGCTTATTGTCTTCGTTTACCGCTAGCCACGCAGTATATTGGTCGCTAGAGGCAATTGTTGACACTGATAGGCAGCCATAATCAATATTAACCGACGAGTTACGACGATAATTTTGCAAACCGCCAACATTGGTCCAGATTTCTGTCACTGTTGTGCCAAACACTAATACGTTATTAGCTTGACCTGGCAAACGCTTAACTGCCACAGCAGTATCAGGCTTAGTAGATAAAGCAAAATCAGTTTGTGCGACAATGGTGGTTGGCGTGTCATATACGTATGCATACCACCGCGCTCCATTACCAGTAATGTTAGCATTGCCAAACAAGAAGAAAGTATTATGAAAGGTGACATAATTGGGTACCAGCACCGCCGCTAATGGACCGCCAGTTTGTTTAACAACTGACGCACCCAAATCGTAAGTATAAATATATGAACTAATACCATCGACGATGCATATTTGCCCATTAAGATTCTCATCCATAAACACTTCGCCGTCAGCAGTTTCTATGCTGCCAACGATGTTTGCGTTATATAACGAGTCTATTTTATAAACATTCACCCCAACCACTGCTACTAATAAATTGCCGCGCACAGAGCGAAACAATCCACGACATGGAGTGCTGCCATCAATTAATTTAATAAACTTTTTAAAGCCGGCAAAGTTAACTAGCCAGTCTTCAGAGATAAACATATTATATGTTAAGCCTGAGCCTATTTTTTGATAACGGCCAAAGGTTGAGCTGCCACATATTTGTACTGGCACTTGCTCGCTATTGGGGGTGATTTTTGAATTGCTACGCTTAAAATCCGTTATAATATTTCTCCTAGTTTAAGCTGGCGTCCAACCGCGACCCAAGTTTATTTGGCCCCAATTTAAACCTGACCCACTTTGTAATGTAGAAGATTTTTGCATCATTAAATCCATAGGTGCTGAGCGTGATGCAATCCACAAGTTGTATTGCTTAAGCTGCTTACTTGCACCCATAGGGACTTCAATATTAAATTCACTACATAGTCTTTCAGCTAAGCAAAACTTTAAGTAATTAATATAGAATCTATCCAAGGTTAGCGATAAATCCTGATTATTAGTTACTTCAGCAAGCCTAAATAAGCCCCAAGCTTGCAATGGGTAGTTGGTATCTGGGAAGAAATATAAGAAAATATTCGCACCGCCAAAACATCTTTCTAGGTGCCAATTAAATGGCAGCGCATTAACGTTAGCACGACCGCTGCCAAAGAAATCAATTCTATCCATTTGATTCATTTGATAGCGTACGCCGTTAATAAAGAACACCAAAGTATCAAGCTGTTCTAAATTAGGCACAAAATACATTTCTTGGCCGGCTACCGCATTAAACTCATACTTTAAATAGTAAGGAATCATATCCTTTTCTATAGCTTTATCAGCAAGGATATCATTTAGAAAATCTAAACCATCATTAAGTTGTGAGCCTGTAGGTTGTTGAAATTCACGCGCTACTATTCCAGAGGTGTAGTATGCATCGGTAATAAGTTTAGTGACGGTATATGCCATGTATAACCCCTTATAATAAGTCTTTAAAACCAACAACTGAAATGCTTAGAGAATTACCTACTGCATCATCATCGATTTCATAACTAATAAATGCGCTGTTATTACATGGGCAGGTTGCATACATTAATACACCGGTGCCAACTATCTGCACGTTGCCAAGGTAAAAGTATGCTGCATCTGAACCACTAGGTCTTAATCTAAAAACGTTATTAACATTATCTGCGACGTAAGTTACTAATAAATAAACATTAGTGGCCAGGTCTGGCACACATTCGTTGCCTTGGTTTAAAAATACATCTGTATAATCAGTGGCATTACCACTGGTTAGTACTGGGAAGCTGCCGCCGTAAAGCATATCACGATTAACGCTATTACCAACTTGTTGGAACGGCTGTATTTCGCCTACGCTATCAATTGCAATCGTGCCAATTCTGCGGAACATATCATAACCAAACGGCATAGTTGGGCGGTCAAAGCTTAATGAAAGCAAGCCAGCAGTTGGGTATTTAGTGTTTTCTTGACCATTGCCAATAAGACCTATCGACGAACCAATAATAAAGACTGCATAAAGTCTTTCATCTTGAAGAGTGCCAGAGTCTAGACCATTAGCGCCGCGTCTATCAATTTTAACAATTAGATCATTTTGCAACACAATATCATTAACATTAGAGCTGTTTCTAGCGGCTCCACGAGTGACATTTAAATGCTGCTCTGGGTTTAAAGAATTTTGGGAGATGTGTAAGCCATTAATATATAGCTCGCCAGCGTTGACTACTGGTACTTGTGGACTAGTTGCGGCCATGGGCGATTCCTTTAAAAAATGGGGGCGTAAATTACACCCCCAACATTGTCAAACAACTATTATAGTTGATCTACATAGCCAGCTACAGATATAGCAGTAGCAGTACCAGTAACTTTGTATAAAATACCAGCTGCAGTTGCAGGGCATCTTAATACGCCAGTCTTAGCTACAGCAGCTACTGAACCACTCATTACAGCTTGGCCAACAGCACCAACACCACTTACGCTTAAATTAACCGTATCACCCCCAGCAGTAGGAGTGAATACAGTTAAGAAGTCTACGTCAGTAGCGATACTTGGAACTAATCCAGTTAAAGCAACAGCGGCATAAGCTGCTGAATCACCAGCAACAATAGCAGTTGGTAATGCAACATCATAATACATATGTCTTTCAGCACCGGAACCTACTTGGAAGAAATTTAATACAGTAGCAATACCAGTGCGTACAGCACCAATTCTGCGGAACATATCATAACCAGCTGGTAAAACAGGAGTTACAAAGTTCAAAGAAAGCATTGCAGCGCCAGGGAAGGCTGATACTGGTTGGCCATTACCGATTTGATTGGCAGATGAACCAATTGCGTATACAGCATACAAGCTATTATTAGCAATAACGCCAAAATCTAAGCCGTTAGCGCCACGCGAGCCAGTGCTAATACTTACAGCGTCAGCAATCAAAATATCATTAACGTTGGTGCTATTGCGACAAGCGCCAGCAGCTACGTCAATTTTAGTTGCAGAAGCTGCAACGTTATTAGAAAGTGTTAATCCATTTACGTAAAGCAAACCTGCGTTTACAACTGGAACTTGTGGAAGTTGTGCCATTTATTTGTCCTCTATTTAAACTATTCATAAAGGGTGCAAATAATGCACCCCCGCAAAAAACATATTCCAATAATTATAATGGGAATATTAAGGCCATTGCGTACTCATCAACCAAGCTGTAGCCGTAGATACAATCATGAATCATGCCGCGTTGGTTTTGACCAAACACTGAACCGTAGTATTGACGAATTGAAACGCCAGTTTCTGGGTCATATGAGTTAGCAGTTGCGTAAGGACTTTGACTAGGTAAAGCAGGCATTGCTAAATACAATGAGTTACCAGAACAAATCATACCAGCTCTATGAGAAGGTAATACTCTAACTTCCATACCAGCAACGATTGGAGAGCTAAGGTTTTGACTGTTAGTTGGCAATACTTGTAATGGAGGGTGAATATTAACAGTAACATCACCAGCGCCATTAGATTGTGCATCAGCAGTAGCTCTGAACTGTACTGGGTTATTAGAAACTTTATGACCAATAAAGGTTAAGTATCTAACGTTAGCAAAGCCAGCAACACCATCACTGAACTGGAATTTGTCATACTTTTTGATTGCATCAGCATCATTAGCGCCAGCGCCAGTGAAAGTGATTGCAATTACAGCGCCATTAGCGTCAAAAGTTAAATTAGAAACAGTTAGAGCAGTGTTTGCATTACCTACAGTTCCTGCGATGTGTACAGGTAATAAGTTAGACTGGTACCAAGTACAATCAGAGAATGGACCAACTTCCCAAGAATTAGCTAACTCATCATTGCGGTTCGTTGCAAATTGATTTAAACCAGAACCAACAATACCTGGAACAGCGAAATCAGATAAGTAACCTCTAGTATCAGAAGAAACAGCGCCGTAGTTTCTAAAGAATGCTAAAGCTTGAGCCAATTGATTGAAAGAGTTAATTGGGCTAACACCAGAACCATAGAAACGGTAAGTATTAGTTACACAGCTTTGAGCTATGTCAGCTTCAACTTCAGATCCAATTTCTGCAATTGCAGATTTACCGAATTTCATCATGTAATCTTTAACGTTGAAAAGGAATTGTTGATCTGTGAAATCATAAGAAGTAGATAATTGCTTATCAACTGTTAACACGTGCACTCTTTGTTCAGCTGGTTGGAACTGAGCTACTAAAGATTTAGTAGTAGTGAAACGTGGTGGTAAATCAAAACTTACTGATGAACCTAGGTTCGCAGTTAAGTCTTGGAAGTTTTTAAACTTTGTGTTAGAAGTATTAATGAAAGCACCAAGGTTTTGCAAATAAGCAAGACCAGATAATTGGTACGTTTGTACTTGTTGAAGAATATTGTTCGCCATAAATCACCCCAAATAATAAATAAATATTCATTTGAGTGCTTAAAGAGTTGCAATAAGACCTAAGAGCTAGCGTTTAAGCCAAGAAGCACTCTTAAAATCCTGTAATGTTGACAATTCCTTTTGGGCACCCACACTTGATGGTTTTAATTTTGATAATGGTGCATTAGTAGCGACGTACTCTTCTTTAGCTGTTTCATTGCGAGCAATAGATTTAGAAAGCTGTTGTAGCGCTTTCTTGGCCTGCCTCTCATCAATTTGTGCTAGAGAATTAATACTTGCCAACTTCATCGGATTATTTGCCAACTCATACATAATTTGTGGCAGATTTTCCATTTCAGTTGCAAGATAGACAACACTAGGAAATCTTGCTGGATCAAAATCCTGCATAACGTCATTAAAGTCTTCAAACATTTCTGGACCAGTTGCCATTTTATCTAAGTAATTATCAGCGACACGTCGAATCTGATCTTCTTGAGCCTGGCGTTGCATGTTTTCACGCAAGCGAGCTTCAACTTGTTGATAAATTTCATTGACATCAGGACCAGCCATTCCACCCATACCCACATTCTGTGCTTGAGATTGTTGACCTTGCTGAGATTGTGCTTGATATTGAGCAGCCATTTCACGACGAGCCTTTTCTGCGGCAGCAGCTTTTTCCCTTCCAACTAAAGAGTTTACTTGCTCTTGCGTTAAAAGTTTTTCAACTGGTGCAGACGCACTCTCATTAGATGCTATATCTTGACTAACTTCTTCATTCATCCTTAAAACCTCTATTTTCACTATTACCGGTGTGACCGTGGTGCCCAAGAAAAGCCTTGGTGCTTCTATTATATGCAGTCTTTGCTGCACCCCTATAGATAGGTATCTCACCAAGCCCTAAGGCCAGTACTCATAGATTAGACTTACTCAGTACACTTAGCAAGCAACTTTTTTAGTTTCGACTATTATGAAACAGGTTAATCAAATAGAAAGGAGTACCATGTTTTTAAACAGCAAGCCATTTATCACTAAAGAAGAGCCAGCAAGCGGCGCAACTAGAAAAAAATGGGGATTTTCTAAGCGTTGTCCATTTAAGTTTTACACTGACAAAGAAGATTATATAACTAGGATTTTAGTAAAATACGAAGATCCTAATGCATGTTGGCATATTAAATCTTGGTCTGGCAAAGATTTATTAAAGACTTACCCAATTGGAACGTGGAAGGGAGATCAATTTGCGTTCCGTGCGGAATATTACAAACGCTTAGTGGGTCCAATACCTAAAGGTAAACGCGTAGCTAACAGTTGCGGTAATGCTGGCTGCCTAAAACCAGAACATATGCTCTTGCAAGATTATGGCTGCAAACATGCTACCCCTGCAGATAAACTGTTATCCATTCTAGAACCTAAAGGTGAAAATGAATGCTGGCCACTCAAGAATAATACTCTTAACCGTGGAGCAGTTATTAATATTAAAGATAGCAAGACACGTCCAGGTGGGCAGTACACCACCTATCGAGCAAGCGTGATCGCCTATAAACATTTTATAGGTGAAATACCAGATGGCTACTTCGTTAAAACATCTTGCGGTAAACTTGGTTGTCTTAATCCCAAGCATTTTATCCTGTCAGCAAATCAATATGCCACCACAAAGCCAAAGCGTATTGGAGCAAGAATAGATGCTGATGAAGTAAGAGAGATTAGAGCTTTATTTAAAGCAGGCAAAAATTACATGGAGCTGGCTAATCAATTCAAAGTTCCGTATATGGTTATCTACTCGGCTTGCAATTACTTATCTTGGAAGAATATCGAATAAAAAAGGGGAAGAGCAATCTTCCCCAATATATTTTCTAAGTGTATAGGAGTCACTCAAGTTTGCTATTTTGAGTTCCAGCAACTTTAATAGCAAGCTCAACTGCAGTCCTGGCGTTCTCAGAATCAACCTTTTCCTGCTCAAGGCTAACCTTGGCCTGCATTTGTTGAATCTGGGCAATAGCTTTGGCTTCTTCAATATCAGCTTTTTGCTTATCGATAGCCACTTCAGCAGATTTAATGGCCAACTCACCTTCAGCTTGCTGTGCACGTTGCTGCACCTTAGCCATTTCAACTTCAGTAAGCGCCTGCAATTGCATAGCTTCCGGACTTTCTTGCTGTGAGGCGGCTTCTTGCTGTTGCTTAATCATATCCATAAATGCTTGCTCTTTAGCTTTTAGCGAGTCAACATTACGAATCTCTAAGTTATCTAATATAATGCCCAAGCCTTCAGTATTCATAAATTGGGCAAACAGCGGAGAAGCTTGCATCATCTTAATCATCATATCTAGCGACATTTGTTTTTGAACACGCGAGTTAACGCCAGCTGAAACCTTAAGCTGTAACATCGATGAGTCATAACTAAGATTAACATTCCTGTCGGCGCCTGGATTATTTACCATCCTAAAGCCACGCTTGCCGTCTTTAGCTACCACCGGCAAACTACGTGGGGTCTTATAGTACTTAGGAATTAAATCTAATACGATTTGGCCGATTCTATCCCAAGCTTTTAAGTAGTTAATTAAGTATGGTCCAGAGCTGCCATCTGATTGTAATGCGCCTTGAATCATTGCGCGCCCACTCATGTTATCCACAATGCCTTGAGAAGCGTCATACGAGCCCAATGTGGCCTGTATCGTCGCATCCGCATTCATAAATGCCGACTCAATGATTGGGGGTGTTGGTGTGCGTTGTACTTCGCGTGGCGCTTCCAGTCTTTCACCGGTATCAGCATGAAACGCATTGTAAGCTAGCACATTAGCTTCTTGCACGTTGCGGTAAGCTTCTTTGTAGTCTTCAGGAATCGCTTCTACAGATACAATAAACTTATGCATCACCATATTTTCGATTTCATTAAGCATTGATTGGCCAGCAAAGTTCTTACTGCGCTGTGCATCTTTAGCATGATAAACATATGGACGGGTCATTTGCTGAGTGGCGCCACCTTCGCCGCCAGCGTTGTCACCACGAATCAATACTGAGTTGCCATCAACAAATACAATCGGCAAGTACTTGTAATCAGTTACTCCTCTATATAATTCTCTGGTTTGACAAAAACGTGATTGCTCAATCGTTTCAATTTCAGTCCAGCGCTCTTCTAATACTATTGGGGCTTGCTCAATTGAATCCCATTTCTCAATAAGTTCTTGATATTGCTCTAATGGGACCACATGGCCGTTAGACAGGCGTACAATTTTAACTTTCTTATGCTTTTTCTCAAACATATAGGCAACTAAAATAACTTCTTGTTGCTGGCTCTTATAGCTCCATTGGAAACCTTCAAGGTTGGATGAAGTATGGAAAGTGATTTCACTGGCCGCGGCTTCACCAAACTCTTTTATAAAGCGTTCCTTAGAATATGGAATCAGCATGCCGCAATAACTACCGTCGCCTTTATGCGAAGTTCTAGCCATAGGGTCAAAGAAAGTTAAGGTTGGATCAAACACTCGTTCAACAATGATTTGCTGCTCAAATGACAATTCATTAACGTATTCAGTGCGCACCCAAGCAGCAGAGAAACCACCAATTAACTGGTCGGTATTTAAAGCTGATTGCAAGTTATCATTGGAAGCGTCATTAAAGATTGCGCGTAAATAGCTTTCGACAACTTCTTCGGTAGCAATAAACTCTTCAGTTAGCTCCTCAATTGGCACGCCGTCTGCCGCTCTTACGGTAATCGATGGCTCTTGTTGGGCAAATTGGGTTCTTAGCTTAGATACGATTGCTTCGAGTATATTAAATTCAACCACTGGCTTCTGCAGCGCTTTAAGTACGCTTTTATCGCTGTTGGATATGCTGCTAGCACATACGAAGCCGGTAAACTCCCAAAAGCGATTATTGTTATCGCGAAAATATTGGTACCAGTCTTCAACCATCTTTATACGTTTATCTAAACGCTCAGAATGATCTTTACCTATGTGAGATGATGTAAAGGCAGGTTTCTTGCGTGATTTCTTATCGTTATCTTTCATACCCATTGTTCCTTGCCTGCATTTTAGCGGCTAATTTTCGGTTAAAATCATTGGCTAAATCTTTAGCCACATTGTCTTGTTTGCGACCAGCACTAATAACACTTACAGGTAAGGCTAAAGTTAAGCATAAAGCATCAGATTCATCACTAGAACGCACCCCCCGTCTCTTCATATCAGCCTTGGCTTCAATTAAAAGGCGAGAGTTCGAATCAAATTTGTATCGAGTTCCACATATGTCAGCATGCAACGTGTCCACATCCGGTATACTACATGGCTCATCATGCAGCCACGCACTTAACAAGCCCCACATCTCAGCACGCTTGTTAGAGTATTTATTAGCATCTAATGGACTTGATCCCGCGTTGACCGCACGCACGACGTCCCCATGCCCAAGTTCATTGAGTCTGTCAACAACCCCTGCGCCCAAGCCTCCAACATCAATGACGACCATATCCGGGCGCTCTCTTCCGATAATAGTATGCAGTATGCCCGCAACTTCCATCGTGTCTCGTTTGACATGCGTTTCCAGCTCATAAGCAACCCGTCCTCTACGTCTAATAATCGCCGTCCTATCATCACCAAAGCGCGCTGGATCACAGCCAATAATTAATGGGCCATACCTTTCCGCTCTCTGGCATTTACGTGCTCGCATTACAATATCTGATGGTATATAGCTATCTTCACCAGTTAACTGAAATGCTTCCTCTGCATGAAATGGGTACTCTTGCTTAAAAGCTTTGCCACCATCCATGCCGTTTACTGACAAGTCAATAATCTTATTACGTCGCCATGACAATTGATCATTACTTAGCTTATAAAATTGTTTTAATTGAAACTCTTCAGGAGTGCATTTAAAGTCATCACCGGCTTTGCGTACATACTCATCTTGCCAGAACCACGGTATAAATATAGCCTGAAATTCAGATATGCCCGCTTCGGCCTTTTGCCACTCTTGATGTAAATAGTCTCCTACCCCGTTAGCGGTAGACTCTAGAATAATCTCTGTGTTATTAGCATTTGGAATAGCCTGCATGATACCTGTGGCATGGTCTGCTGCATTACTCCAAAAGCCACATTCACTAAAATGTGCCAGCTGAATCGTAGCTGAACGACCAACATTTTTGTTTTCTGCCGTACCCAATTTATAACCACTATCCAGTTGACCAAAGACCAACTCCTTACTATTACTTGCTGACACCTGCGGCTGCACTAATGGGGGTGTGTTTTCATAAAAGCGCTTAGCCATCTTAAATAAGTTATTAGTAGCTTCCAGTGAATGGGTTAAAATAAAAGCCTGCATACCACGGTTATGACTTACTTTATGGTAAAGCCTACCCCCAATGTAAGTTGAGCAACCTTGTTGCCGTCCTTTCAAAATAATGGCTCTAACTTTGCCAGTTTCTCTAAGTTGTTGCTCTAACCGCTGATGAATATAACGTTGGGCTTTGTTCAGCTCGAAAGGTTGCACGCTACCATCTTTAGCTCTAATTCTTAGACACTTAAGGGCGTAATGTTCAAAATCATCTTTTAAGCGTTGGCGTATAGCACGCTCTCTTTCATCCATTACTCTAGCTCTTGCAATGCGTCTTCATGTTTTATGCTGACATTGTTTTCAACGTACGACCGGGTGCCGTATAGTTTTGGAAGTAGCCGCTCCACAGCCCACTTACGGGTTTCGATTTGAAGTCTGGAACGTGAAACAGCATTACTATTAGGAACAAGGCCTTTATCGGTTGCAATCAAATCTGCTTCTGCATTGTCTGCTAGCTCATATATTTGCTCTACACAAATCATAGCTAGGAAAGCTTTAGCTTCCAAAAACTTGGTCGCAAATTCAGGATATACCCTGCGCCAACGCAAAATAGTATCCTGATCTGGAAAACCGTCTTCTTTAAATAGTCGATGTAGCTTCTCTAAGCCCATAGCATTGCGGGCTACAATGTCACAGACATATTCAGCACGCATAGGCGTATAAGTGCAAGCCAGTCCCGGGGTGTGATCATCGGCCGGTTTCTTCTTAGGCCTTGCAGCATTAGTGTTACGTTTAGGCTTTTGCTTTATTTCTTCGGTCACTACGCTTCCTTACGCTTGGCTTAGGCTCTGTTAGTCGCTCTAATATTGCAGCATCATTCACCTGATCAACAATGGGCAACAAGTACTGAGCTGGCTTAGTTTGGAGTATAGCATCGATTTCAGCATCTTCTATGTCAGGAACATGTCCAATACCGTCACACGTCTTACATTTCTCCATTGCCATAAAACCCATGCCCCAAATTGCTTTGGAGCCGCGACAAGATGGACAGTTTTTAATCTTCAATGTCATTGTCTTCCTTATATTTTACTAGCGCTTTCCTCAGCGCATCACCTTGTTTTTCAAGAAAATCCAGCCTCCGTTGCAGGGCTTTTACACGCCCACTTAGCCCTTTAACTTCATGCCTATGACTTCTTATTTCATATTTGAGACAGAATTCACCTAATTTTTCTAGATGCTCAAAACCAGGTTTTTTTTCAAATAAAGCGGCGGCTTTATTGGCCTGTTCCAAATTCTCTTTTGCAAGCCAAATTTCCATCCGGCCCGCCTCTCTTTCTGCTGGACTAAACTTGCTACGCACCAAGCTCAACAACTTCGCCTTCTTGGATCATGTTGTCTTGGCTAGCGTTAGTAGCTTCGGTTGCGGCTTTAGCTTCGGCTTCAGCAAATGCTTTGGCAATTAATTCTGGACTAGCAATAGCAGTAATATCTTTGAATTCCATCATTGTTGGAGCTAATAAATGAATAAATGATTTGTCGACAGCTTGGTCTAAATCCATTACTTGCTGGTGAACCAATCCCGTTTCATTATCGGTATGTAGGCGAGCAACTAATTTAAAAACTTTAGACTCATCTAACATTACTTGAATTTGTAAAAACATCCTTTTCTCCATTTTTTGAAAAATAATACCTCAATCATATCACGTTGCATTTAATCTTTGCATAACATTTCTAACATTTTGAAATGTTTCAGCCACCGCCTGCATTTCATCAGCTCTATCGGCTAATTGCTCAAAGAATCTTAAATAACGCTTATGACAAGCGCGAACTCTTTGCTTTAACGGCTCCATATTGCCTTCAACCCTAAATTCCATATCCATATCCATTTCCGCCAAGTGCGTCGTGTAAGGCGTTGTCAGTGGTGAGTCAGGATACCTTAATCCCTTCAAAGCGCTCACTAAACATTCGACATTGGTTATACAAAAGCCGACAGATACCTTTTCATTATTTATATAATCTTGCTTGCTCTTATATACTCTGGTAACACAAGGGATACAAACATAAAGAGGAATATTTAAAGGGTTTACAATCTTAAAATTACTTAAATCCACATAAGATGCGACATACATAATATCACCCTTGATATTAAATACTACATAGATAAGGATGGCCATTTCTTCCAGCCGCTATCTAAAAAATATTCCGCTTGTTCAATTTTAAAATCTATAGAATCAACATACTTTTCATGATGGATTTCTGTTTTCTTTTCTAAATAACCTTCTTTTTCATAAGATTCTAATTTTACATCGGCAAAGATTGGCTCATGACAATATCTATGAACAGCCATTAAGCAATTATATACCCTTTCAGATATCTCAATCGTCGTTTGTGCGCTAAATGTAGCTGGCTGTTTGTTTACATAAGAATCCATGCCATGCTTATAGCATTCCGTCACACACGTCATTATTCTTAACTCGAGATCATCCTGCTTTTGCATAACAGACACATCAAAGCTTGAAACCATATACATATTAGATCTTCTTAATCATATTGCACAATATGATTATATATTATAATATATGGTTAGGCAAATAAACGGATTTCTAATGCTTAAGCATGCAATTTTAATTTTATCCATAGTAAGTCCTGGCAAAACAGTGATTGATTATGAATTTTATAACGACGCTAAGCATTGCGATGCAGTGGCGGATGAGATTAATAATTATGAACCAAATACAACGGGACAGCCAACTGTTAAATCAGTTTGCGTAGTGATAGAAGATAATTTTACTAAAGAGGTTTGATATGACGGCATGGCGTACAACTGGGTCAAGAAGACAGGGGCAAGCTGAGACTCACCTTTCATACCAAGAAAAGTTTCTGTCATTGTTATTAAAACTTGGCGACGATGAGTGCTGGCGTGTAAATGTCGGTGTAAATACAGATCCGCTAAACAAGTATTGCACTTTTAGCTGGCGACATCCTGAAGGCTCTGAAACCAAATCTTATATGGCACGTAAAGTTTCTTATGAAATATTTAACGGCGCAGTGACCCCAGGGCTGATGGTAATAACAACTTGCAAACGAGTTGGCTGCGTCAATCCCAAGCATTTAGCCTTGGCAAATAAAAGCGAAGCCACCAAACATAAATCAAAAGCACATAACAGAGGGTACAATGACTACAATAGGTAATCGCAAAGCTGTATGGATAACCGAGAGCACACATAGAAAATTAAAACTAGCATCACTAATGCTTAATCAAAGCATAATTGAAATAGTTGAAAATTCTTTTAATGCTTGGGAAAAAAAACATAAGCTAAAAATTGACAGCGCAAAAAAACAGCTATAATCTTAAAGAGCCTGCGCACTTGCAAATCGTGATTGCACACAAAATGTATTGTCTGCGTGGGCCCTTCCTTGTATTAGACCTGTAAATTAGACCTTAAGACAAGCCGTTCATTACTTTGAGCGGCTTGTTTTATTTAATCTCTACTTAAAAAAAACGCTACTACTGCTAAACTAAAACCCATGCTAACTATGATAGCTAACATGGATATCAAAACATTTAAACAATACTCACTCGTCATTATTATCTCTATATTGCTTCCTGGAGGCGCTCACGCAAACTTATAGTTTGTTTAACTTTGCGTTTAATCAACGTCGCCAATTCTTCGGTAGTTAATATTCTAGTCGCTAATTTGTTTTTACTTAAATCCGTGTTTTTTATCTCTTCAGCTAAATAAAATCCATTGCTGCTATAAATCATTGGGCCAAAAAATAAATAATCATAAGTAAGAATTGAATACTCTAAGTGCTTTAACAGCTTAACCCTTAAAAACTTTTTACATTTAACATCCAATACGGTGTCCACCTCTTCATTTCTTAAGCCTGCTAGCTTAGCAATTTGCTCAATAGCTTCAAGCTCATCCTTGCCAACTGACTTAGGACTTACATTGCTCCACAGTGGTTGCCATATTTTAACTTCTGCATTCATCCGTAATCTCCTTTGCATTTAAATAATTAACGATAACATTCCTGGCTTCTTCAAAGCCATAACTAACAACTGCTAAATAACCTGCGTCACTTAGCTGTTGAATTCTTTGTTGTTGCTCTTTGCTAACAACTGGGTTGGGTTTGCCTTTGACCTTTGGTCTTTTAAGCTCAATAAAGAGCCCAGCAAGGCCGTTTGAGGGGAGTGTTAGCATTAAGTCAGGGATTCCAGCTTTAACACCCCCTAAACGTAAAGATTTTGCCTCTACAATGTTACGACTTCCTCCATTGGGGATGGCAAATAACAATAGCGTTGGATATTGCACCTCAAACCATCTGACTAACATCTCTTGCTCTGTCTTTTCTATTTGCATCCTGCGCATGCCTTTTTCCTTTTTGTAAAGCCAAAGCTGATATGATAATTGGTGATCAGCTTTGGATTATTAACCTTTTCTTAATCCGCTCATCATTTCTTGGATTTTTAATTGTGCTGTTGTCAGTGAAGATCTATCACCACCAAATACAATATGTGTGACCTTGCTTGTGCGAATATCTTGAAGCTCTCTGTCTTTCTCTAGCTTGGCAGCTTGCTCTCTAGCTTCTGCTTGGCGCTCTATCTCTTCTCTTAAGCCTTTCGGTCTGCTCCATTGGCCGTTTTGAATCATTCTCAATGCTGCATTAACTGCACCCACTTCAGACAATCCATTTCGACGATTGTTAGCGTGATAATCCAAGTCAGCTAGTAAATCTAACATATCTCTATAATAACAATCCCCTTTTATTAGCTTTTCAGTTTTCAAATAAGTTAGGGCGCTTGTTAATTGAGACAATCTGTTTTCAAAATTATTTATTTTATAAAAAACAACGCTTCCGTCTTTACCTCTGCCAAGGCCTTTAGGTAGTGAAACGCTATCTCCGTTATTAACGTTGTTTCTTGTTAATATACTATCTCCGTTATGTAGTGCAGATTTTGCACTTATACCCGGGGTTACAGGTGCAGATTTTGCACTTATATCACAATCTAAAGGTGCAGATTTTGCACTACCGGAAGAAAGAGGTGCAGATTTTGCACCTGCTTCTTCACCTGTGACATCGTGACCATAGGTTCTTATTGAGTCTTGTAACTTTTGCTTATTAATGCCGTAGATGTGTCTGTTGTTTTTGTAATTTCGCTTTACAAAAATAAAATCATTATCTTTTAAGCTTTTGCGCACATCCTTAATTGTTCGCTCACTCAACCCAGACCACGCTACAAAAGTTTCAATATCAACAAATGCTTCTTCATTGTCTTTTGTAAGAGCAATCATCACTCTAAGCATCCATTTTTCTGTCACGGTTATGCCGCTCATAAAATCGATGTTAGGCAAATACTCTTTTAACTTCTTTAACATATTAAACTCCTGTAAAATAAAGACAGCAAAATACCCCCATAGATATTGGGTAGTGCGCTAGATTAATTGTTTGTGTTTGTGAATAGTTCGCTGATGAACTATTGATATCTAAACTATAGATGGTATAATTCATTTATGGATTCTCCCTTTTGGTTTGTGCATTCATGAGCCCTCCTTAATGTTTGGTTCATGGATTTTCCTTTCTGGTTTATTCATTTCTTGGTTACCTCCTTGGTGATAATACTTTGAGACTGCGTCCCGCCAAGAAGGCAGTCTCAAGAACTTAATACATCTTACTCAATTACCACTATCTTTGCCAATAAATATTGGTTTAATATATATAATATATATTTTTAATATAAAGCTTTACTTGTAGCTACGCATTTAATATGATGAAAGGGATTGCCGTCATTGCTAACACTTAAATGCAACTGTTACTTGGCTCCGTTTATTGTTAATGCAAAAAAAATAGCATTGTCGTTATCCTTTTTTTGACCTTAAATCTCACTGGCGGCAATCAATCATTTATTTATTACATGATTTCAAATCATTCATTATTCTAATAATAAGATTATAATGATCTTGTTGCTTAGCTTCTTTAGCAGCTAGTTCTTCAGCTGTAGGTTTAACTTTTAGTTCATACCGTACTTTCCACAACTTTAGTGCTGGAATTAAATGCCATTTACTTTCATCTATTTCCAGTGGTATCCCTAGCGAGTTAAACGCGTGCCCTAAAGCAATGTGGGCTTTTTCTTGTCTAGTGCGCTCACAGACATCTTTTGATCCTTTAGTGATATCGGTGATCTTGGTGATCTTAGAAGTGGTGATATCCCAATCTTGTAGCTTCCTTGCATAATCGTGTCCCTGCTTAAGCATGGTCAACTCCGAGTTATGTAGTTCGATAGCTATAGTAACAAATCCAACCGTTAATTGTCAAAAAAAAGTATATTGACATCACTGTACACACATGTATATAATCATTGGTTAACCTTTACCATAAACAGGAACTATTATGAGCAAAAAATTAAATTACATCTCAAAACACATACTTATCTCTCCTGACATATACCGACTAATGACTAAAGAAGCCGAGTCAACAACCGGTGGCAACAGCAATCTATTAATTCGTGAAATACTCGAACAATATTATGCGAAAAAAAAGAAGTAATACATGTTGACAATAAACCTCCATAGTGTATATTGATGTATATAGTGATACATAAGAGATAGCAGATGAGCAAGATAAACCCACCTAAAGTATTCGGCAGTGAATCATTAGATGATGCAATTAAATTGTTCAAAGATCTAAAGAGCGGTCCTAGGAAGATCTGGGAACCTGAGCTTGATCCTGAGTCAATGAATAAGCCAGCTGAGATTGCTAGCAAGATTGATGATTGGTTTGATGCTCAGTTCTGCAAGCTAAGTAATGGATACAAACAATTTAACAAAGATTTAAATAAACTTACACATAAAGCGCTTGAATGGTTGTTTCCTTTTGATATAGATTTAAATAAACTTACAGATAAAGCGCTTGAATGGTTGATTCCTTTGTTATTAATGTTGACTTATATAATTGCTTTTGGGTGGGGTATTTTTGTGTATGGTGGTATTTTTAAGATTTTATTACATGCCTGGAGGGCTTATTGATGATTGATTTTGCAATGTTACATCAACAATTTTTAGTTGAAATGAAGCGTAGAGAATTAGCGGAAAACAAGGATTGGAATTTATGGGAGCACGAAGATGATGCTATGCGGGAAGCAATTGACTATAAATATAGGTGCCATGATAGTTGCGATGATAATTGTTAAGCTTATCACTGGAGATGGCTGGGGGCGCTGCATTTTGTCAGCAGTATTAATCCAGGTATCAATGAGCTATATAATTAGAGATTGTTGTTTTAAGGGGTTGTTATGAGTGATGGTGATGTCGTGTTAGCTTTACTAATAACAGCCGCGGTTATGCTAGCGTTTGGTGGCGCAATCATTGCATGGTTATTTAATTATTCGCAAAAACATAGGGTTGATTTTTCACAAGGAGCAGGGAATGAAGGAAGCAAAGATAGTGAACATTAAAGAAGAATACACCGTGGAATATCTTATAAAGCTATTAAATTGCTGTGCAAGCCAAGCAGTTATCAATATAATAACAATAGTAGATGGGGTTGAAACGGCTTTACCAATAACATCACTACTTATACATCAAACAAAAGATAAGAAAGAATTAATTAGTTTTTTACACAACACAAAGGATTTAACAAATGATTTATAAAACAGACAGTATAGATAAGGTCGCACAAGCACTTAGTGGCCTGCAAGGTGAAATGGACACCGTTCACAAAGGCGCAGACGGATATAATCATAAATATGCCAGTTTAGCTGATGTATTTGAAACCATAAGACCATTGTTGAAAAAATATGAGCTGTCAGTTGTTCAACCAGTGAGCGGCTCTAATCAAACTATAGAACTTACTACTATGTTAATGCATAGTAGTGGGCAGTATATTTCATCAACTGTCAGCGTGCCAGTCGACTTTAGTAATAAAAAGATGAATAGCCTACAGGCTGCTGGCAGCACTATCACTTATTTAAGACGTTATTGCTTATGCTCAATGCTTGGGATTGCATCAGCGGATGATGACGGCAAAGCTGGCGGCGAAAGCATTGATGAATTAAGAGACAAAGAGCCTAAACCATCATCTCAATTCAAAGCTGTCCCCGCAAAAGTAAATTATAGTGTATCGCAAGAGCAGTTAGAGTATTTACGTAAACAACTGTTTGATAGAATAATTGATGAGAATATCCCGGCAACAACTGTTGATACCTGGTGTGCTAGAGCCAATGTGAAAAGCGTTAGTGAATTAAATGGCGAGCAAGTGCAGCAAATCTTGAAGTTTATTAACGGTAAAGTTTTTACTGAAAAAGCAGTTGAAGTAGAAAGCTGATTTAAATGAAAAACATAAGTAATAAAAATGAGTACAAGATATAAGATTTTATATGTTGCCATAAATTTGAAAAAAATAACTTAATCAAGTGGGCTGCTGACCAATTAAAAGAACACGATGATGCATATTCTTTGTGCCCAGTATGCAGGACTCCTTATCTTACCAAGCATATTATATGTAGGAAGCCAGAAAGAGAGTATTGCGCTACAACGGGTGTAACTTGTAGAATCTCATAAACAACAGGAGTTAATTATGACAGATGAGTCAGTTTCAATGATTGAGCAGGCCGGGGTTTTTATAAAGCAGCTAGAAGGATTAGGCTCAAGCATGCTAAATCACTTTGAAAACAAACAAACTCTGTCGTTTATAGATTTAGTAGCCTTACAATTTATAGTTGAAGAGCTGCTAGATATAGCTGACGAGCTAGAGGCTAACTCAGATACAGTGTAGCTTCCGCCATTCTGCGCAGTAGCAGGCCTTTTAAAGGCTTGCCGCCTGCCATTTTCCAACGAATAAGCTCAGCCGGTACATTTAAGTGGTCTTCTTTGTTGATAGCCCTTAAAAGCGCTGAAGTTGCGAAAGCGGCTCTGCCAAGGTTGTACACAAAACTAACTAGCGCACTAAATTGGTTGTGATTTAAAGTTATTCCTATGACATCATTAACAGCTTTAATTGCAAATGCTAAGTCTTGCGCAAGGATTTGTTCTGCCTGCTGCATAGTTATTTGTTTAAATTTTTCTTTTGGCAAAATTACATGACCAAAGCCAATGGTTAATTTATTAGCTGGGCAAAGATAGGGGGTGGTAGAAAAGCCTTCAAATTGCTTGATGATTTTTAAACCCGAAAAGTTAATGTTATTAAAAGTGGACATCCATGTCTCATTAATGTTGGCGATCGAAGTATAAAGGCCGCTAAACTATTTAATCCATTATCTAGATAATACGGCCTTCGCTTAATAGACACAATCGCGGTTAATCTATAAACCCTGTAAGCTATATCTGTAAGATTGTACTTACTGGTGGTGTAATTGGTAATATCTCATCATTAACTGGCTCAAGCTCTGGAATCGATGACAGTCTATCACGACCATTACATTCATCCGTCACATCCTCGATAGCAAATATTGGGTTTTCAATTTGTGGCACGCCACTCATATGGTAGTTATGCGTAAACGTTAACACTGGCGCATTATTACCAGTAAGCTGCATCTCAGATGGCGCTGTAGCCAGTAAATCACGCATCATATTAGTCCAGGTATTAATGCGCTCAGCAGCCGACGGTCCAAGGTTAAATATAGCCGCAACTCTTTCACTCTCAACTGTTTGCTTGCCATTACCGCTATAGTTATTTATATTATTAATAGTGGTGTGAAAGGCAATCTTATCTTTATCTTCAACAATTGCAGCTAACACCCCCAAGCCCCCAACAAATATTGGCACTCCAGCAATTAAAAGAGCGGGTAGGAATATGCCTCCAATAATCAATCCTAAACCGACAGCTAACAATGCGATACACGCTAATCTTTGTTTTGTATGTCTAGTCATTTATGTTATCCTTAAAAGGTAATTCATTTTACATTCTTTATGTCGTGTAGATATTGCCGCTGATTCCTTAGCGGCTTTTTACAAACTTACTTTTGTTCGTCAATTAGTTTTTTAGCTTTAGCTTCCTCAGCTTTTTTCTTTTTCAATTTTGAAAAGTCTTCATCAATGTTATGCTCTTTTAAAATTGCTTCAACCGCTTGCTCACCAGGCGAATCAATATCATCCGTGTAATGCTCAAAATATTTACCGATGCCTACGCATGCCACTATAATAACTATCACTAACCATTCCATTAGTTTTTCTCCTAACTTTACAAGTAAATTATACAATATGTTGAAAAAATGTGTTAAAATGTTGACCTATAAATTCACAACATAGGTTAGGCTTAGCATGTCAAAAGGCGTAAATAAAGTAATTTTAATTGGTAATTTAGGCGCTGATCCAGAAGGATTTGGCACTGCAGTTAAACTTAAACTTGCCACTTCTGAATCCTGGAAAGACAAAGACGGTAATATGGCTGAGCGCACCGAATGGCATCAGGTGACATTGTTTAGTCGTTTAGGTGAGATAGCCAAGCAATACTTAGCCAAAGGCTCCAAAGTTTATATTGAAGGCTCAATTAGAACTTCTAAATATACTGATAAAAACGGCGTAGATAAATATAATACTGAAATTATTGCTAGTAACTTACAAATGTTAGACAGCAAAAATACTGCCAGCTCGAGTCCACAACAAGGGCACGAACCACAAGCTAAAAGCAATTATGATTATATGGCCGTCAAGCATCAACAAGCCAATGGCCAGCAGGCTACTAGCATTGATGATAGCTTAGATGATCTGCCATTTTAGATGAATAAAGCCTAGCTAAAAACTAGGCTTACCCAAGATATTGCTAGTAAGCAGCCAGAGTGATAACGCCTTCTGCTGAAATATTAATATAGTACAAAGAAGCAATTGGTACGCCAGCATTGACGGTGCTAACCATTGCAATTTGTTTTCTAGAAAAATTCAGACCATCTGATTTAGCTGCATTTAAGTAGCCAACGGTAGTAACCGTTGCAATATCATCATCGGTATCTATATAAATAAATCTTGGTACAACCCCGGCAAGCCCAGTGGAATCCATTTGAATGTTTAAAATTGACACATTATCTCCTAGTTGAAATTATATACTGTGACACAATTATCACAGCATAGTTATAAATACTTAAGTTCTCACCGCTAAAGAGCTTAACCTAACGGACGACGTAAGATATTGACCGCCTGCTGCAGCATAACTCCAAGTAGTTAAAGCACCGACCTGCGTTGGCGAGCTAAAATTAACAGGGCTAGTTGAGCCATTTCCAAGATTATATGCAGAGTTAAGACCCCAGGTCCACAAAGTGCCATCAGTTCTTATACCAATCACAAAACCTTGCCCAGACGAAGCTGCGTTAGCATGACTAACTTGTTGCCAAATAGTAGCGCTACCTATTATTGTTGGCGTAGTGGTATTGCCAGCTGTTGTTCCTAAACCAGTCTGCCCATCTCGATTAACACCCCAAGAATATAATTGACCAGCATTGTTAATTGCAAACGCGCAAGCACCACTGCCAGCAAAAACTTTAAACCAATTCGTTATGCTTCCAATTTGAACTGGAGAACTTTGCGGTGTGGTTGTGCCATTGCCAAGTTGATTATTAGCGTTTGCTCCCCACCCCCATAATGTACCATTAGATCTCGTAGCTAATGCAAAACAAGAATCTACACTGCCCCCAGCCCGATAGGATCCGTCACCACCACAAGAAATATCTGTCCACGTGTTATCTGAACCAATTTGCGTAGGAGTTGTTGTATTGCCGGTGGTGACGCCCTGGCCCGTGCAACCATAATCTCCATTACTACCCCATGACCATAAGGTGCCAGTAGTTTTTAAAGCAATTGCAAAATAAACTGCTGGGGAGAAGAATTTGTAGAAATTACCATTGGCTGAAACTTTTAACCAATCTGTTGCTGAGCCTACTTGCACGGGAGAAGTAGAGTTTGTAGTGGTTCCAGTTCCAAGCTGGTATTGAATATTATTCCCCCAGCCCCACAAAGTACCATCAGTTCGCACACCTAAAGCAAAAGAAGCCCAGCCAGATGATACAGCAACAACATTGCTCCAGGTCGCACTACCCACCTGCACCGGCGAAGTTTGGTTGATGGTGCTCCCTATGCCTAACTGGCCATCACCATTATTCCCCCATGCCCATAATGTGCCATCATCTTTAATACCAAATGAAAATCCGTGTTGGAACGTAATACCCCCGTCGCCACCACCAATACAACCAATTACTTTAACCCAGTTAGTAGCGACCCCACTCTGCGTTGGAGTTGTTACCGTTGAAGTTCCACCATCTCCTAACTGACCAGCACTGTTTCCACCAAAACCAAATAACTTACCAGGACCAGCTACAAAAGGAGTCGCAAGCAATATAAGTGAATACACGCCATTAACCATGGTAAACCAGGTACTGTTAAGTCCAATTTGCGCAGGAGTGCTTTGCTTGCCGCTTAATGTATTTTGCCCAGTAGTCCCAGCAGAATTAGCACCCCATGCCCATAAGGTATAATCATTTTTAAACGCTGAGATGCTATACAAGCTGCCGCCAGAAACTAGCAGCCAAGTAGTTAATACTCCAACCTGTGTTACAGCAGTAGTGTTGCCAACAATGGTCCCCTGTGCCGTGCCTGCATTGACGTTGCCACCCCACGACCATAAGGTGCCATTAGTTCTGGTGGCACATGTTGCACCTTGCGCGCCATCGCCAGCATTACCAACTGAAAACCAATTTGTAGCCGCCCCCACTTGTGTTGGAGCAGGTCTAGGACCAGTTGATCCGTTACCTAATTGATAAGTAAGTCCTGAACCCCATGACCATAAGGTGCCAGTAGTTTTAATGGCAAAGCCGCAATACATAGCAGACTGACCTAATTTAGCCCAGTCGGTTGCGCTGCCTACTTGCGTTGGAGAGTTAGTAGTGCCAGAGTTAGTCCCTAAACCGGTAGCATAATTGGTATTACTACCCCACGACCATAAGGTGCCATCAGTTTTAATGGCAAACGAGCCGTAAAAGTGAGAACCAACAGTTGCCCAGTCGGTTGCGCTGCCTACTTGCGTGGCAAAAGTTGTATTGCCGACAGTGGTGCCTTGACCGGGGCCAGCATTACCATTACTACCCCAAGACCATAAGGTGCCATCAGTTTTAACTGCTATGGAGAAATTCCAGCCGCAATTTACCGCTTTCCAATTAGTAGCAACTCCCGCCTGCGTCAACACAGTTACAGCTGATAAGCCGCCACCGGGGATGCCGGTATACCATAAAGTGCCATCTGATTTAATGTAGTATGCTGCAGATTGCTCAGAAGCAACAGAAACCCACTCAGCAGCTGAGCCTAATTGGTTGGGCAGTGATAAGTAAACCCCGCTTGTGCCGCCGCGAACATCTGAGTTACCCAGTGTATAAATAACCCCAGTTGTTACTGGGGCAGGAGCCGCTGACTCATTTACTAACAATTTTTGTTTTAACATATGTTTTATGCTCCGATAGCATCCACAATAACTTTCAACTCTAACATTGAGCTAGAAAAATCTGCTAAACGCAGGCTGATTTCTTGCATGCCAAGGCTTAAAGCATTAAAAAGCTCAGTCAATCCTTTGTAGCCAAAACCAGCCACTATAAATTGCCTAGCTGTTGCAACACTTGCACGTAAAGCAACATAAGCTGTCAATTGTTCAGCACTTAAATTACTGTCACCAGCAAAAATC